TGGTAAAGCAAAACTTGGAGGCGGTGCAGTCCTCGCAGAAAAAGCGGTTGATGTTATTGACAATCCTTACATCAGTGCCGCCGAGGGTGCGATTATTGGTGGTGCTGTTGGCGGTGTGCCTGGGGCTATCGCAGGGGGAATCATTGGATTCGTGCTTGCAGATGGTGAGCGCATTACTCCTTGTGATATGATTGCGATCCCAGCGTACCAGTATTCCGCTATGCTTGCAGGTCGAGAACCTACATTTCAGATATTCATCAAAGAAGGCGAGTTAATCGCTCCTGTGCTACCTACGGACACGATGGAGTCCCTGGCGGTAGTTAATGCGGTTCAAGGGACTACAATGGCCCCTAAACGCAAATTATCTGCCTGGCAACGATACATGAAGGTAGAGAAGAACAAGATCCGGTTCAAGAGTGGAAAGAAGAAGGGTCAACTAAATCTCAAATCAATGGGAGTACAATATCGTAAAGGGAGGAAAAAGTAATGCCAATGATAGAAATTAGAGAAGTCCTGGTAGGGGAACTTAACGATGAGATCCCTGGAACCGATCCTGTAGAGTATCAACCATTGCAAATGTGCCAAAAGAGGATCAACTTAGAACATGGTTATCGCTACGAAGTAAAGAATGTCCAGGTCTTTGATGACATGGGACAGATGATCATGGCAGAAGACGATCCTAAATCCGTATCCCAATTAGTCTATGTTACACCGTACCCGATAGTGCTCAACAATGAACAATACGGGTTCAATAATGAAACTCTACTATCGTTTAACCAATCAGGCCCCTTTGCGGCAGATGATACAGTTCTTTACAAGGGACTAGAAATTGGATTTAATGTTGAACCATTTACCTGGGAAAGCACCAGGACAACAAAAACCGAGTTTCCTAATCCAAACCTGGAATTATTGAGGCCAAACACCTGGTATACTCCACATCTGTATCTCACTTTGATTCAGCAATGGGCAGGAGTGCCAAAGAAAAACAAGATCGCTAAATCATTTTACTTAGAATTAAAGAAAACTAAGTGCTCAAATCTTGAAAGAACGATTGGTCAATACAAAGAGATGCTTGAAGCCCAGGCAAGACTGATCACTCTCACCGCCAATATGATCACACCAGTAGGCTCGGCAGCGGGTCGAAGTTTCCCCTCCTGGTTATTTGGTGGCATTAGAGCGGAGATTATGATCAACTCGGTTAATGTCCTTCGTTACTTCAACCATGCTGCATCCAGGGATTATCAAAAGATGATGAGTCAAGATGCGTTTAGAGCGAGATTCAAACAGGCTACTACTATGGTAGGATTTGACCAACCATTTGGTAAAGGAAATCCTGAAAACATTCCTGACTGGATTACCATAATGAATGTGGCAGGAGTTACTTCAGGGCCAATACGAGATTATCCGCCACCAGTAAAGTATACTGGAAATGGCAACACTGTGATGTATGATGCTCAAGGATTGCCAGCCTCAATAGTAACATAATGGCCATAGATTGTGACTGCAGTTGGAAAGCTCGTCGTTTTATGATATCATAAAATAGCATTTCTTCCTGGATCACAGATATGGCCCGCAGCAAAATACCGTATTCAGACCTAGAAAATGTACTAACAAAACTCTACACTTCACCAAATTATGTTCGGGTGTATTTGCAAAGACCATCCAGGCAGAATAATATCAAAGCACCAATGACATTGTATGATCGTTCCAGTGGAAATTATGGACGGTGGGGGTACTTGTGTGATATCGAATATGAGATATTCACTGGATTCAAACCGGATTGGACTGGAAAATTAGAAGGCCAATACAAATATGTTCAAACAAAATTGGCAATTCCATTATCAGACTGAATATTCAATCCATTCTAATGTGAAATGAATTGTCATGTCACAATATGGACAATAAATTGACCCATTATCTTTGGAATCTTGGCGAACGATCCAGGCGTTTTTCTTGCATGGACATGAAACGGTTTTCTTGAAACTCATGCGTTCAACTCCTGAAGAATCAATGTCTGTAGATGGACAGGAATATCTTGCCGATTGACCAGGATCGCAAGCAATTGTCTAGTAGGCATGTCACCAGGTTTGAATGAATCTAATTCATCCAGGTATCGAATAATTGCTGCATCAATCATCGCACTCCTGGATCCTGGCAATCTTGCTGATTTCAAACGGCGGGCGGTGGCGATTTTGATATTCGCCGAAATTATGGTTTTGAACTCCCCCATGTCGGTGGCTAAAATTACGATTAATAAATAGATAACTGAAAAAAATAATTTTGAGAGTGGATTGAGGGACTGCGCCCCTATTCCACGCTACTTCGGCGGAGATGTTCAAGTTATGACAAGTCAAAATATAAAATACCCAATCCTATCATGAACGGTTTACATGACTAAGAACCGTGATGATGTAATTTTGAGAGACCGAATGGAGTTTACACTCGATGATTCGGGAGATTTGGCGACTGTTTACGGAAGAATTGATCTTTCTGCATATTGCAATGTTCCAGCAAAAACTGGGCTTGCTGTAAAGGAGATTTTCTTCCAGGTTAGAGAGCAAGATTCTACCGCTCTATCTAACACTGGTGTTTGGGATCCTGTGGCAAACAAAGATTCCAATGTTGGATCTGTTTCAGCATTGAAAATATATGCAACAAGTAGAGCATATTCTAGTGCTGCGGATGTCGGGATTGCTTCACCTGATGTCATTTGTGTCAAAGAATGGACATCCACAACTTCCCCTAATCTTGTAGGTGGAGCACCAACTGAAACAGGTACATCTTACATTGTTTCAGATCATTGGTATGGCCCTTCAGATTTACATCCTACCGGATACACTCTAGTTAGTGATTTGCTAATCGGAGTTGCGGCGGATAACTGGGACAGAAACAAGGAAGATACACTAGAAATTGACATCTTGATGATCGCTGAACCAGTGAAAGTTACCCAGGAAAGAATGGATTCGCTTCTCACACAAGCGCAAGATCTGTGATCCAGGGAGAATCGTCATTCTATGATAACATAGAACGACGAGCTTTCCAAGACGTCCGACAATCTATGATAATTTGGTGGTAAAATGGTAAAAGGAAAAATAGCAAAGAGTGGTGTAAAAGGTGCAATCAAAAGAGCCGGTGGTAAAGCAAAACTTGGAGGCGGTGCAGTCCTCGCAGAAAAAGCGGTTGATGTTATTGACAATCCTTACATCAGTGCCGCCGAGGGTGCGATTATTGGTGGTGCTGTTGGCGGTGTGCCTGG